TGGATCACGACTTGCCTCATAGTTAAGATTATCTCTTAACTGTTCCTCTGCCATCTCACGAATAGCTTCTTCTCCACCCGCAAAATCCTCTACAGCTTCGTCTAAGTCGCCGAATGCCCTCCACTCTCCACTTTCATTATTTACATAAACCCAGCCACGATAGCTGTCTTCCATGAAATCATCTACTGTGTCATAGCCCAAAGCATCGGCTGCCGCTTCCATTTCTTCTTCTGAAAGGTCTTCAAGAGTTTTGTATTCACCAGTATCTAACATATTCTCTGGCAAATACTCTGTTTTGTAATAGTAAACTTCGTCTTCTAGTGCGCGTTCAACATATTCATCGACCATTTGTTCTGTGGAAAGACCCCCATCTTCACCGCCAGTCACGCCGCCGTAGCTGCGAAGGTTCTCTGTTCTTACCATTTCTGTGTTGTCGTTCAGGTAATCTATCAATTCTTGCTTTGTTACCTTTTTGCCAGAAAATTCACGATCAGCGCCAGCCCATGACAATTCGTCTTGTTTAGCCCCACCTTTATCAATCATCCATTTTCTTAGCTGTTCGTAGGTGCCTTTTTCTTGCGGCAATCTTTTTGCTGCCCGCAATGATGGGCTATACATCCGAACCCGTGAACGGTTCTTCTGATCTTCCATTTGCGCAATGCGCTGCTCCATCAAGCGCCGCTCCGCTTCGGTAGCCCCGAATGGTTGACCGTCTACATTAACAGCTTCAGCGCCGACAGATTGCGGAGTGCCGCCACTCTGAAACGCCTCTAAAACACCCCGCGGCTCACCCTCTAGCAATGATCTGGTTGCATATTTTACGTCTGACGGAACTGCATCAGCTATTCTTTGAGCGCCAGAAACAATTCCACGGGCCACAGTATCACCAACAACAGGAACAGCACCAACGACAGTAGCAAGGCCCAGCGCGGCAGCTAATGGGTAATTTGGATCATCTTTTGATAGCTCTTGCCCTACTTCTGCTGCCCCAGTGATGTCACCAACAACAGGCAAAAAATCACCATAGTCTTTCATAAACTGCACACTGACTGGTGTTTGCGTTCTGTTGCCTAAAAGTGATGTGCGATTTACTGGCGGTTGATAATTTACCAGTTCGTCGCGATCTTGCACCAAGCCACTTAAAAAATCGATTAAGTTCACCGCTCAACTCCGCGTAGATAGTCAATCAAACTGAGCATTGCACTCATACGTCTTACTGGGGAAGCTGATACACCCTGCGATGCTGCACTACCAAGAGACATCAAAGACTGCATTGTGTCGCCTGCATCACGGGCTGTTCTGAAGTCCCGCAAGTCTTCTTGCGCATTTTCATACGCAACCATTGGGCTGTTGACATAGCGCATACGGCCTACTGGAACCCCAGCGCGTGGGCCAAACTCTGACATGGCTTCGCTGTAAACAGGACGCGCAGACAAACGACTGTTGTTCAGTTCATCCATCGCCTGCATGATTGTATCGTCGCTATAGAAGTAACCTTCGGTGTCATCTTCGCGCAAACGAAAAGCGTTTTCGGTGTCACCCGTCATTTGTGCGTAGTTTAAACGTAATTCGTAGCTGTCCATTAGCCCCTCACCGATTTCTTTCCACGGCATCCCCATGCCTTGCGTCTGACTTTGACTTTTTCAGTTTGTTTCTGGCCCGAACTACGCGCACAATACGCGTCACCGCGCTTGGTGCCTTTCGCAGATGTTCGCTTATGTGTACGGCCCTTGCTATCCTTGTATGTCGTTCCATTCGCGTACTTTACTGATGCAGGGGTCTTCTTGCGTGGCATTAGTACATTCCTAGCAGTGACCGTGCGATTTTGCGTTTTGGCTTCATGTTGCCGCGACTGTTGTAGATACTTGGCAATGCAGGTGGAGCAATCAAACCTATAGAGGCGTAATCTGTTTCTGGTTCATATAACTCACGCTCACCGCGCTCACCCGCTAACATATTGGCAAACTCACTGTAATGCCCAGCCCCCTCAAAGCGACCACCCTCTGCCTGCGGCCCGCCACGGTCATACATATCTCTGATATTGCGATAACCGATGTCGGCGCGATCAACTAGATATTCTCCTTCATCATCCTTCTCACGGGCCATGCCTAGCGGTCTGATCTTCATCGCGTTACCGATCATAGACAAAGGCCCACCGCCGTAGAATGCTGTACCGTACTGATCCTGACCACCACCATCGAATGCGTCTGTCAGTGCGCCTACCCATTGTCCGTTGTTTGCATAATAACCAAAGTTGCCATCGTTATTGTATTTGGCCCGTGCTTCTAGGAAGTTTTCACGCTGCTTCGGATCGGTTAAATCGTATGACTTCTTGCCACCTTTACCGCCGCCGCCTAATACACTTTGGGCCTTGGGTGCTGCGCCTGATACTGGGCCTGCACTGACTACATTTGGTAATGATGGTGCGTTGCTAGGAGCGCCATTTGCGTATGGATCACCCAAGCCACTACTTGCCAAGATTTGTCTATGACGCGTTACTCTTGGATCATCGTCTTTTAATCTTTTGCCGCTAGGGCCACCATACGTCACAGGCATTATTTTTTCTTCCCGCCTTTACGGCCTTTTTTCTTATATCCACAACCCATCAGGCTCTCCGTTGCTTTTTGACAACCTTCTTGGCCACCACAGCCATGTTGTCGATTAAGTTAGGATAAGGGCGACCTGCATCCGCTGCGCGTCTTTTGGCGCGGGCAACCTGACCTTCGGTCATTTTCTTGCGCTTTTTCTTAGGCTTCGGATTATCCGTTTCCCAAGGTGCTTTCTGCTTTGCCATATCGGTGTCCCCGTGTTTGAGGCCACAATAGCACACTAGGCAATCCCGCGCAAATTCCTTCTAATGGGTGGCCCCCATTGCTGCGTAGGACTGTAGCCAACAGCTAAGTATCTGAACGCATCTGCGCCGTGTGATGTCCAATCGTGAAGCGGTCTACCGCGCCATGCTTTGTTCTTTTCGTCGAAACTTCTGCGATACTGACGCAATGCCTCAATGCCCCGTGCGCACTTTTCTTCGTCAAACCAACACCGCGCAAGCATAGATCGTGCAGCCTGTATCCCATCATCCACACTTAGTTTCGGCGCAATCTCAATGTTCCGTATGCCCAGCGCGTCAAGCGTTTCAAGTCGGCTCTTTCCCGTACCCAATTCTTTGACCTGAACATCGTGCGGCAGAATGTGTTGTTCATAGTGGTATGGTTTTTCCGACAGAACTTTCGCATAATGATCTAAGCCAACCCCGCTGTTTTCGTAGTAGTCAATAATCCGTGTTTCACCGCTTGATAAATGCTGCGACCACCAAATTGCGGTGCTATCTCCAATTCCCAAGTCCCATGACGTTACAACACTAAGCGCTGGATCGTATGGAACCATAGTTATGCGACCATCATCCGTAGCCGCTTTCATTTCATTCCCATAATATGCCCCTTCAATAGCTGCTTCAAAGCTGCACTCAAATTCCTGAAGATAGCGATTTTCGCCCATCATCGCGCGGGCATCTGCCAGTTCGTCTTGATCTAAAAGGTTTGTTTCCGATGCTTTGTACATCGCGGTAAACCAATCGGGGTCACGCTTGGCTGCGTCCCACATTTCCCAAAACTCATTCTTGCCCTTGGGCGTACCGATCAGGGTGATCTTACCCTTACGATCCACAGTGGCTGGTCTGATGACGTTTGGATAGGCCGATGCAGGGAAGTCAGCAAACTCATCGATGCAGACATAATCGAAGTACAGGCCGCGCATCGCGTTAAAGTTATCCCCGCCAAACAGACGGAACCGCGCACCATTGTCAAAGTCCACACGCAATTCGCTGTGATTGACCTTCACGTTTGGAATATCTGCGGTGAACTGTAACACGTAATCCCACGCTACAGCTTTTGCTTGGGAAAGGTACGGGGCAATGTAGCCCACGCGCACGTTGTCTAGCGGGCATTCGTAGCAGTATTTAATCAGATCGTTGATTACAGCTACAGTCTTACCAAAGCGTCTGTGAGCCACGATAATTGCAAAGCGCTCTTTCCTATTGTGGAAGTCTAAAGCTATCTTGCGCGGGCTGTATGCGGTCTGTCTGACCTCAACTAATGCGGGGGTTGCCATTCCACCCTCACCACATGATCAACTTCACCTTCAATATCAGCCTTGACCTGTAACGGTAGAACCTTACCCATGAGGTTAATAAATGCTGTTGGGTTTTTCTCTGCCTGTTCTTCTAGGTAAGAAACCAAACCGTCTTTGCCGAACTTATTCCCAGCGCGGGCTGCTGCTTCAAGTATCGCATCTTTGAGCAACTTACTATTTTTATTCATCGCGCCTTTAGGTCTACCCTTGCCACGATTACCCGTATTTTCGCCTATTTTATTATTTTGTTCTACATCTGTTCCCATAGTACCGTCCATTGTGGGTGCGTCTATATGTTGTAGATAATAGCGTATGAGATACTAAAAAAAAAGACCCCCTGATGCACATAGAGAAAGGAAGCTATCAGGGGGCCAGTTATATGAGGCAGACACAACAGGGAGGGTTTCATGTCGCCCTGTCGTGACAATACCATAATTTACTACTATTCTCTATGGGTCAAGGGTCTGTGTGCGTCGATGTATACCAAGTATGGCGCAAGTTCTTCTTCAGTGACTAAACCATCCCGCACCATGCGCTCTGCCAGTTTGCCTTGAATGTACATCTGACCTACAGGCTCACCTGCCTTGATCCGCTTTGCATTGATCTCTAAGCTGTTTGGCTTCCACGTACCGTTACCCGTGGGCAAAGACGATTTGGATGTAGACATGGACTTGGATACCGCTGCACTGATATCTGCCGCTGTGGGCCATGTACGGGACTTGTGCGCTTCCTTCAGCTTGAGCATTGCCCGATCCATTGTGCCGCGAATGTGATCCTCTGTCGTGTCGTTAGGGAACTTCTGATTGAGCATACGCACAATATTACGCGCTTCGTCTTCTTCTTTTGCGCGTGTATTTAAGTGCTTGGGTGTTGCATACCCCTGCATCATCTTAACTAATTCGCTTAGAATAACTCTTGTTCTTTCTTCGTATGTCATGCTTCTACCTCATCTTCCCAGCGCTCACCGTTCAGCCATGTGGCTAGGTGCGGGATAAATTGTTTATCTTTACCTTCTAATGTTTGCACATAATCCATCAGCTTTGGAAGTAGATCGTAGAAATCTTTCTTCTTAGAAGCTGCCTTGAATGCCTTACGTGCCTGACCCTTACCAACCTTTCTAGGATACAAAGACCATAACTGATCAAAGTAATAATCTACTTCATCGTCAGATGATGATGTATTAGGTTTACTTCCAAGGTTATTACTTCCAAGGTTAGTGTTCGCATTCCGAACAAGGGGGGGTGTGAAATCCGAACAAGGGTTGTCCGCATTCCGAACAAGGGTGTCATCCTTTAGCGTCAGTATGTAATCCGTGCTTTTGAATGCTCCATTGTTATCATACTTTCTCAGGCGTTCTATCAAACCTAGCCTTTCCAAGGTATCCAGATGCCCGACCAATGCAGTCTTGCCCATCTCTGTTACCTTGCACAAACGCGCTAGACTTGGGAAACATTTACCTGTTTCGCCATTGTGGTGATCTGCCAACCAATACAACACTATCTTTGTCGCTGGCTTCAAACCTTGTTGCTTCATAGCTAAAGCTGTCATATAGTGGGACATAAGACATCTCCTCTTAGTTTTGTCTTTTGAGAATGCTCCTTACTGGTTCTCATTTTTATATCGCTCTTGACCCTCAGTTTCGGCTGGGGGTCTTTCTTATTCAGCATCCATCAAATAATCAGATAATGCTTTCACAGTATCATAGCTAACATTACCGACATTGTCACGAACACGATAGAATGTGTGGCGCGAAATACCTGTAGCTTCACATACCCTTGCGGGCTGTCGATCCTGAATTGCTTTGCGTACATACTCTAGGTTGTACATCATATGTGCGTTCATTTTTTTCTCCGTTCGATAACTTATAGGGTTGTATCTAGGCTACTTATCGATTATGTACAAGAGACAATTTGTAGTATGAGGTAAAAATGTCTGAAAAAATAACACCAGCGATAGTTAATCTGT